TCTTGCTTTTTTAGTAGATGTATTGATAAAATCAATAATAATTTTTACACTGTCTGGCTCAGTATATTCTGCGCTTAATGTTGTATTTGCAGTTTTATTTACTAAAGAAAAAGCAATCTTAATTTTGTCAGACAAAGAATTTTGTGATAGATTGATTCCAAGACCTGTTTTTAATATGTGTGGTGTAGAAGAAAGATCTGTGGACGATGTTGCACTAATAATACTTGAATAATCTCCAGCAATCATCAACATATTATTAAAAAATCTACATCTCTCATGATATTGAGATCTATTGTTTTTATAAAAAATTCTATTATCAGCATTTGCCTGGAAAACGTCATTCGCTACATCAATAATATTATCATCGCCAGAATCTAATGGAGTTGATATTGTTGGTACTGCTGTTGGTGTTGTTACAACATATTGCCAATTTTCCTCTTGTGAAAAAACAATCAGATTTCTGCTATCAAATCCAGAGGCAGAAGGGTTTGAGCCTGCTGAATATATTCCTATCTCTGTAATTTCATATCTTTCTTGACTTGGAAGTTCTGCAGTAAAAACTAACTTATTGGTATTGTTTTCAAAAACATATCCTTTTGAAGATATTGGAACCCTAAACATCTCAAACCCAAGTTCTTCTTTTGTTGAATATGCAACAAAATCATGAACATCTGCGGTTCCTAAAGGTCTTGCTGCTGAGCCAAAAGCCATATATGATGCGTATGCTGGAGCAGTTCCTAGCATATATTTTGCTACTATCTCTTTACCATTCTCAGTTATCATGAACCATACTCCTCAATTAAATCTGTATCTATTGTACCATCTGAAAGTATTTCTATTTCCACTCTTTCATCATTTTCCATATTGACCGCTTCAATAACTAATCTTGCAGACCTATTATATCCAACAACTACTGTAGGTAAAATTAAGTCTTGACTTGTTGCAAGGTATACATTTGTTCCATTTGTGCTTTCACTACTAACAACTTTTGGTATTTTATTTTCTAATTTTATTGAAAAGTTACCAAAAAAAGTATCTGAAGTATCTTGTAAACCTAATATTTTTTTAGGATCATATCTTTTTACAATTTCCCACATATTTACTATTGGTTGATAATTAATGCTTGCAGTTTCAACAAAATTAGCATTATTTAATAATAAAAGGGCATGCCCATTGATTTGTTCAAAATATAGATTTAATATATCATTTTCTGTAACTGGATTTACATTTGCTTCGTTAAAGTCTACATATTGTGGAGTTGCTATTTTTACTGGAGATTTTACAACTAGATTAGATCCAGATGATTCAGAATACCTTGGTCCACCTTCGTTTGGTGGGGAGTATGGGGTTTCAGGAGTTGGATTAACTGCTACTGGATTGCCAGTATATCCAAGATTGTCAAAATCATAGCCAGAAGTTCCAATATTTCCAGTTGGTGCTAAATTATCTGACATCCATTTTGTTGCTGCTTCAATAACATTTTCAGTAGTTCCTTCATCATAATTATAAGACATACTACACCTCACTCAAATATATTGTCATATTTGGACCGTCAGCACTTCTACTGTACTCAATGTTATATACTAAAAATTTAGTTGATGGTAATGCAACCATATCAACATTATCATTGTTTTTATAATCAATTGTTACTAAGTCTCCAAGTTGAATGGTTGGTGTTGCAAAAATATTTAATCCAACTGCCTTTTTTGGTGTCATTAATTTTTTCAAAATCCAATCCATCAATAGTTCTGCATCATCTTGATTTTGAATATAATCACTTTCAATAGAAAATTCATTCTTGCCATATGTTATTCTGCTTAACCTAATTTTGTCGTACTGTTGTTTTTCAAAAGTTGGAGAGTATATTAAAGTATTTCCAACTAATTCTGGATCTGAAAAACTTGATCGTTTCTTAAAATAGTCATCTACTGTTAGTTGTCCTCCTCCATCTTGTGTAAAAGCAACTCCATTAATATTTAAAGAATTATAATCGGCTGTTCCTAAATCTAGCAATGAATCAGTCGCATTAAAAACTAAAAACTCTGCTCCATATGCTGTAGATGTATAACCAGAAACAACATAGTCCTTAGTCCTATCTGGCAATCTTATAATTTTAGAAAATAGCGCTGGATATGCATTATCAAATCTTACATTAAAATATGCACACTCTCTCATGATTGTTCCAAATTCATCAAAGTACATTTTAAATTTATTTGGTTCTACAGTACTAATTCCAGAAAGGTAAGTTTGTTGTAATATGCCACTTAAAGCATACTTCCGCATTGAATTATTAATTGTTATACTTTCTCCACCAAAAACACTTGCTATTGGTTCTCCAGATATACTAGCATTTGAATTTTCAGAATAATTTTCAGTTAGTGCATAAATATTTTCAAACATGCATTTTGATCCTCCTCTTGTAAATAATGCTATATTGTTATATTTTGGCAAAGGAGAATTATCATCAACTGTTGCAATTAAAACATTATTTATATATAAAAAGAATCTTCTAGAATTTGCATTTAAAACATTGTCTACGTATTCTATAGAAAGATCATAAACTGTATTTAATTTATCATAAAATTTTCTTGATATTCCAACAAAATTTCCACCATCGGAAAGTATATCTCCTCTACCACTCCATAATAATTCTGGAATAGCCTGTGTACCATAACTATCTGTGCCTGGTGATGCTTCACTAGAATAAATTTTATAAAATATAATGTTGGGAGTTTTTTCTGATGGTTCATCTAAAGAAATAATTTCAAAATAATATCCATTGTTTGTTGTTGGATTTATCAATACTCCAATGCCTCCAGAATTTCCAGAAATACTTGTTGAATCTGTTGGAGATTCTGAATTAACTTGATAATATGTTGTTCCATTAAATGGTGTTGTTTTTTCTTTAACTGTACCATCTTCATTTTGAATTGATTCTGTTGGAGATCCAATAATTCTCATTCTTGTTCCAAAATTTTTAAATCTATCTTCTAAAGGCTTATGAACATATGTTATAAAATCAATTGGCTTAATATCCGTTGTGTCAAAATTTGGACCTTTTAATACTAGTGCAGAAGACTGCACAACACCTTTATTTTTACCTGGATCTATCCTGTTAATATTAATAACATCTGATTCTGTCAAATTATATTTAGATAAATATTTTTTAATTACTCCATTCACTGAACTACGTTTTGCAACCACCGATCTAACGCCTGCTGCTAAACCAGTAGCAACAGTTCCACTAAATGTTTGATCGCCAAATAAATATTTAGAAACCATAGCACAGCCTTTACGATTTTCTGGATCTGTCCAGTATGTCTGTAATCCTGAAGGATGACCTGTTATAACTGTGCCAAACTGCGCTCTGCCATGTTTTGCAACATTTCCATTTTGTCTTTTTTCAACACCAGCAATTGTCACATAATACGGCTCTGCAAAAATTCTTATATTACCAGTGCGATATATTTTTCCATTATATGGTAGTTTATTAAAGTAATATTTATATTCTGAATCATTGCTAATCCAAACATTGCCAATCCCATCTACATTATATTGTACTGCATCATATTTAATTATTTCTCCATTTGCATAAAAATATCCTTGATGTCTTTGAAGAAAATAAATACTTTCACCAAAATCAATAATATTATTAACCAATTCATGATTAACAACTGTTGGTGGTTCACTTGAAACATCTTGATTTAATGTAAGTGCTGATAATGCATATCCACTACTTTTATTATCTTTTTTAAGTTCTTCAGATTCAGAGATTTGCCACAATAATGATGTTTTATATCTCCATCTTTTATCACTTTCTTCAATGCTTTCTTCTTGTCCAAGTGCGCTATGTGCCTTATCAATGTATCTTGACTTATATGTAATTTTTCCATCATTATATATTTTTTTATCTTGTGATGCAATTGAAATAATATTAGGTAATTTTTTATTATTAATAAGTTTATTTTTAATAATTGTTGCAGTATTTTCTATCAAAGATGGGCTACCTTGTCCAATTGTTAAATCCCAAGAAGATGTATTATAAAGTCCAGCGTCTAATTCTTCTTCTGGCATAGTATTATAAAGTTCTGCATCATTAGAATTAATTAAAATTTCTGGTACCTTATCAACCGTTTTAGATCCTATTAATTCATAGTTTGTTGATCTTGAAGAAATGCCAGCGCCTACTATAGTTCCAGTTTCTGATGGCATAAGATAATTTTTGCTCATAACAATAAAGTTATTATATTCATCAAAGAACATTGCTGTTTGTGTAGATACTGCTAAATCGTTTAATACTTCTGCTAAGTTTCTATCTGGTCCCACAAAAAAATATGGAATTACTGGTTCTCTTTCTGAAGTATTTCTTTTATAGATATAGTTGCTAAACCCTACATAATCTAGTAAAAGAGCAATTGCATAACTTAATGATACGTTTGTTATAAATAATTCTGGTGCAGGTAATGATTCAAAATAAAAATAAAAATCTCTTAGTTCTATAGATATAGTTCCACCAGTTACAGCTGCTTGTGGGAATCCTTCTGAATACAATGTTTTAATTGGAACTGTATAGTCATTGCCACTAACATTAACAATTGTTTCATAAAATGTAAACTTAATGTTTTTTCTTAGGTAGTCTTTAATAATACTATTTGAATTATTCTCATTAAATGCCTGCTGATCATCAAATATATTTATTGAGCCAGTTGATACTAATAGGTTTCCAATTGGCAAAGCACTTGATCCTAAATCACCCAAAGATTTTTTAACATTATAATCAATTACATTGTCTGTAATATCTACTAAAAGCCTTGGAGAAAACTCAATTAAATCAAATGTTGACTCTTGCTTATTCATAGTATCTACAACAATTCTAATTCCGTCAATATACTCAAACTCTCTATACTTAATTCTATTTGTTGCTGTTTCTATAAATGAGTTTGGAGATGTTAAATCAGTTACTAAATGTTTACTTTGATTTAATGATCCATCATTTAAAAACCAGGTGTACTCTGGAACAAATGTATCATACTGGTCTGTTGTAGCATTCCAAATATAATATGTTCCTTTATCAGTAGAACTTGTTACAATTAAATAAGCATATCCATCTATTGAATCGCTTGGCAATAAATTTATAGAAGAGTATGTTTCTGCATGAATAAACCTGTTTTTAAATAAGTCTGGAATTTTTAATCCATAAGATAACTCTACATATCCATCTTCTTTAATAATTGGAGTTCCGTCTGGTCTAGTTGATGCTGCATTAAATGTTTGTACAGTAACCCATTGATTTCCTAGCAATACATCTATTTTCCAATTTTTAGGAACTGTTTTATTTAACTCTCCATAAAATGGATCTGAAATTATAGAGGTTGGTGTGGGAGAATTCGTAACTTTATAATTACCAACATTTGTTTGCATTTTAATAATAAGTCTATTGGCTGGTACACGATTTTTATAGGCAACAAATGGTGCTGCATCATCAATATAAAATTGTGACCCAATAATTCTATTAGCAATTCCTCGCTCATTTGTTCCAGTAGAACTTGCAGAATCTTTTTCTGTTCTATAAGATGTCCAATATTTAAATTGATCATCTCTTGTTGGCATATAATATCTAGGTCGTTGTGTAAAAAATGTACCTTGATTTTCTAAAAAATCTAC